AGTAGATGCAAGGTCTGTACCCCAGAGAAGAACACCTCTGTTCTGCCAGTCAGTGAGAAGAAGATTAAGAGAACGTCTGGCAGAGATACCGTCATTACCCAGTTCTGGTTCTCCACCTATCATGGCAAATGCTTCTTCTATTACCTCGTCTATAAAGAAGGTAGTATCAAAGTTTGATGTAGTTGCAACTGCCATATTAGTTCCTTACCTGTTTCGCATCCACGCTGGTTTATCAGCAGATACACTGAGAGAGCCGCCTTTTTTCTTTTCTATATATCGACCTGTTTCTGGGTCTATTGGTCTATTAGCTCTTTTTTCAGCACGTCTATTTTGCTCTGCTGCTCTTCTACCTATATCACTTGGAGATGTAATTTCTTCTTCGTTTGATTTAGGTTTCTTCTTCTTTTTATCTTTTAAAAGTTTACCGGTGGCTGGTCTTGCAATAGTCATTATTCTTCGTCCTCTATCTTAGCCCTATCACCTTTGAGTAAAGGTCTGGATCGTTTGCTTATAAGTGTATCTAGTTTTGAATCCATTCTTTGTATCATAATTTCTAGTCTAGTAGATTTATCAATTAGGTCTACAATAATACTGTCCTGTTTTTTAAGACTGGCTATTACGTCCTTTAATAGAAAGTGAAGGAGCTTCCACGCAGCAACGCCAGCCCCTACGCATCCTACAATGGCTAGACCATAATCTGATATTGCTTGCATCAAATCCATGTCCATGTTTTATGTACTCACTTTTCTGTAGCATTTACACAATCACAAGTTTCAGCAGTGCAGGGTTCAGAGCAAGAACAGTTTTCACACTTTTCATGCCCACAGTTAGGGTTCTTACATTCTTTATCAGACAACGGTTGGTCCTTTTCTAGCTGCTCCGTAGCCTTGTCCTGTGGCTCTACCTACAATCTCATTTAACTTTTTAGTATCTACCGGAGGATTTTTGTCTTCCACCGTATAGTCTTTTTCTTTTTCCATTGGTTTGTTTTTCATCTAATTGCTCCCTTGAACAAGTGTATTAGGTCCTCCAGCAGGACTTGTGTTTGGTTGCATATCGTCTTGTCTGCTTCTTCTTGCTCTGTTTCTAAGCCTATCTATCTCAGTGGTATACTCTTGTTGAAAGACTTGAACAGTGTTAAAGCTTTTCATAAACATAGAAGCTTCTATCATTGTAGCAAAGAAGAGTGCATTTTCACAATTGTCTGTGAAGTAATTAGTTGGGTTATCACTTGTGATAGCAGAAATCTCTGCAATAAACCCAATCTCAGAGTCTATGGTGGCAGAAGGTGTAGGTGCTACGCGAAGTTGAGTATTAGTTTTAAACCCATAGTATCTAGGTGTGCCAGTAGATGCAGAGACAGGCCAGTAATCTATAAGATATTCGTAGGGCCTAATTTTAAGCTGTGTTTTGGCTCCACCTGTCTCTATGGCAAAGGTCTTGATAATCTCTCCACCCGATGGTACAGAGACTTCAGCTTTGCCAGAAGAGACTGCTACACTGGAGTAAGATACAAGACCCTGATCATCTAGATCATTCATCATACGGTCTTGTGCTCTCTGCACCATATCAGGCAGAGCACCTACAAACTCAGGTCCATCATTCTCCGAAGCTGCTATTACTGCACTGACAAGTGTGATATAGTTCATCAGCGTTAGCCATAGTAAATGTATACTTTACCAGCGTTGCTTGCACCCGCCAGAGATACATTACCATTACATCTGACACCATCATCTCCAATGTACACGTTGTCACCTGTGTTAGCTGCAAGGACTGGTTGTTTAATAACAGGTCCTGCACTGTCTCCAATCACCAGTTCAGAGGCAGCGGTGACAGCGTAGGTGTATAGTCTAATTCTAGTGTCAGATATGGTGGTGCTTGTAATAGTATCTACAAAGAGACCATTACCTCCTCCACCACTCTCTACCTGCGCTATTCTAAGGGTAGTGCTCATTCAATTATCTCCTAAAAAAATAGGGGAAGACCTATGTAAGATACTTCCCCTATTATAGATCAATGCTTATAGCTTTCCAAGGTAGTGGCTTATCTTTCCACCGCTACAAGAATGAAGTCAATGGTCAAGGTCTTAGCAGCTGCTTCACCATTCTGAATACCAAACGAGATCGTTAGTTCTTCATCATCAGGAGCATTGGTTGTGCCAGTGATCTCACCAACTTGTACGTCATCTTGATAAGCGCGGAACACAGCGCCACCCGTGGCAACGTCCAGCGGATCATACTCAAATGAAAGCGTGACAAACGTGTCATCTTCCATTGCGTCCATCTCTACAACGCTCAAGCTAGAACTATTGTCCTTCTCAATGATAAGATCAGGTTGCGTGTCTCCATCAATTTTAAGGAAGAAGATACCGTCTGTGACATCAAGAGGAGTCGTATCAGTGATCTGAAGACCCATGACAATTTCTGACTGCGTTGCGTCATTGGTTTTAAACCTAGCAGAGAAGAACATTCTCTTGCTAGAATCCCACTTGAAAGACTCACCCTTCAGCTGGAAGAAGTCCAGATCATTATCTGCATCATCATTGGTGATCAGAAGTTGACCGCCTGCACCAGAGGTGATTTCCTCTGAGGCGTTACCAGAACCAGCTTCAGTGGTGGTGATGGTGTAGATACCAGAGTGGTACTCAAAGAAATCATCGAAGTACGTGTAGTACTTTGAAGGGTCTAAATATGGGTAATTAAAAAGGGGATGACCCTTTGTTCTATTAGAAATTCCGTTTGGAAAATGTGTAGGCATATTGAACAGTCCTTTCCTAGACCAGCACCCGAAGTGCCATTCAACTATGTTAAAGAAATAGTGGAGGAGCCTTTTACAGCCCCTCCACCTTAGAATGCTTTAGGCACCCTGTGAACCGAAGAACGATCTCCAGTCCGAGAAGCCGAAGCTGTAACGCTCTCTGGCTTTGAAACGGAGATTGCCCGTGTCAAAGTCAGGTTCCATCTTCGTGGCAAGAGGCGCTCTGACAAACATCTTCGTTCCGTTGGGAACGTCAGTTTTGATGAAGAACGCATCCGCATCTTGGAACCGCTTGTTCACATAGTAACCTTGCGGCATCATACCAAGATTGTTGATGGCGTTGATGTTGTTATCAGCCGTGTTAGGTTGATACGGGCTATTCAGCACACGGTCTGCCGTGAACTGGTTTCCCGGCGCAATGTGGAGCGATACCGCATTGGAGCCGATCAGAATACCCCGATCATCCTTCATCGTCTGAATACTGATGAGCGCAGTTTCTAGCGCAGCTTCCGAGAGATCAACCGTACCAGCAGTGCCGATCAGGTTGCTCTGGTTGCCGTCACCCACCGTGGGGTGGCTTGCACTGAACAACGGCTGGCCATCACCACCCGTGAAGGCAGTGTTGAAACCGTTGTTGAAAACATCAGCAGCTTTGGTCTGCTTGGTGCTGGCCATGGAACGGGCAAGCCCTTTGGCACGTAGCTTGGCAAACGTGTCATACAGGTTGTCCTCCATTGCCTCTTCCGTCACAGCAAAGGCAAGGCTGATGGTTTCATGCGTATACCGAGCCGTGAAGCTCTCTTGCGCGTTGTCATACTGAACGGCAGCGCCCTCGCCTTTGACAGGGGCTTTACCAAATCCAGTGAACAGTACTTCTTCCTCGAAAGCTCTGTCCGAGTTTTCCGTTTCAAAAAGTACTGCGTGTTCGTCAGCAACTTCTCCATACTCCATACCGAAAACGGCATTGAGTCCCGGAAGAAGCTGCTTGGCAATACTTGCTCTATTAATAGCCATTGTCTAAGCTCCTTTCAGGTTACGCGCCAGATGACACACGGGTCAACTGGTGGTGGATAAGTTGAACTTCAGCAATCGGGAAAGCACGCTCCGAAGCGTTATCAATATCATTGCCGGGTTCGTCAACGAAATCAATAATGCGGAACATAGCCGCCACACCAGAAGTTCTGGACGCAACATCAAGGCCAAACCCTGAACGACCAGTGAAGGTAGAACCTGCACCTCTGGTCACTTCAAAGTTGAACTCCATGATATCGCCAACAGAAGAACTGGCATCACACTGAATTTCAAACGTAGCGTGGGGATCGTCAGCTACAATCGCGTAGGCATTGCTGGCAGAAGTTCCCGTGGGCCAATATTTACGGAACTTTGGCTCACCGTCTTCTTCGTAGTAGCACCCCATGAAAACCCCAATGGGGTGATCAGCGGCACCGCTGTCGTTACCAACAACAGAAACATAACCTTCTCTTACGTGGACCAGATCACCCGTGAACATGCTACCCGCCGCAGCTGATTTGATGCGGTAGTTTTTCGTCTTCAGAGTGTTGGCACCACCAGAGTACCGACGCGAAGGAGTGAGACCATTAAGGGCTTTTGTAGTAGTCATACTACCATCTCCTTTCCTTTAAAGATGAGTAGAATAAGCAGCAGTCTGTTAATTTTGGAACTGTGGCATTCTACCCTTGGTTACACTAGATTTGCTATTATTTGAAATGGGCATTCTAGAATCAGAAGCTGCCATTAACTGCTGATTTACAGCGTCCATCATGGCGTTTGCCTTGTCCTGATAATACTCATTTCTGGCCTTTGCTTTGCCACGGGGCATCTTGGCAAGAGCGACATCCCCCCGTACAACGCAATTTTGATAGCGACCTGTATCTAAAACAGTTGCAGAGTGTAGCATCTCAGGAACTTCTTCCGGTGTTACAAATACCCAACCCTGACTCATTTTGTTTCCTACGTTCTTGTAGTCATCATCACCCTTAACGGAGATGCGTATCCAACGGAGAACCATGTCTTCATTGGTGAATCTGTCTACAACAAGATTAGGAATATCTAAAAAGTTAGGTTCAGTGTATGTGTATTCCTTGGTTTCAACTTCCCTTGTTTGACTTGCTCTGCTACTTGTTTTACTCATCTTTAAACGCTCCTTTGTTTTGTTACGCGCCTAGCCTACTGGTACATATTCACCTGCTGCTCTGTCGGCTCTTGCCTTTTCAGCAGCATATTTTTCCAGTGGTATGTTCCACTTTTGTGCTAATCTTACATCTTCCTGAGAAAGCTTAACTTTCTTTCCTTTGGCAGATGCGGTGGTTGAACTGCGCGACTGTCCAGCGACCACCTGTTGTGCAGGTTGTGAATCTGCAACTTCACTAAACTTGTGCGGGAACTCCGCTCTTATTCTCTTGTCTACCTCCTGATAAAACTCTGGTGTAGATGAATCATAACCTTCTGACTTTAACTGGGCGTCAATTGTAAGAGCCGCCACTGTCATAATTTGATCTCTGTTAAACCAAGAGTTTTCTGGCTTCTGACTCCATTCGACAGCAAGAGGATCGTATTCGTTTGCTTGCTGTTGCGGTGCAGGTTGAGTCTGTTGTTGCTGCTGCGCCTGTACCTGTTGTTCTCTCTGTGACAGCTGCGCCTCGTACTGTTCGATAGCCTGTCGCTGCTGACTCAGTGTTGCCAGATCAACTTGACCTTTGTTGATCAACTCTTGGGCTTCTAGCATTTTCTCCTTTTCGCCTAAGTCATAGGCATCAAGGTATGCTTTCTTTGCCATTTCAATCTGCTGCTGTAGGAGCTTCTCATTTGTGTCTGTGTTAGACTTACTA